GAAGTTAGTGCTTTAGGCTTACGACCCATATCACCTTTCATGTCACCTTTGTTAAACTGATCTACATCTGTTGGAGTAAGTAACATACCTAAACTATCAATAACAAACATCACTTTAGGACGTTCTTCATCTGGTAGTGTTTTATAGTCTTTCATAAATTCACTAATTGTTTTAGCAACGTCATCAATCATAGCCATGTTTAGTTTTAGAAGTTTATCTTCTGAAACATCTACACCTAGTGCTGTTAACCAAGATTCATCTAGTGCGTTTTCTGTATCAATTAATACAACGTAAATGCCCTGTGCCTGTGCTGATTTGATAATATTACCTGAACAGATATATGATTTACCTGCACCAGATTCACCAGCAAATACTGTAACTTTACCTAGTGGAATACCACCATTGAAGTCACCACTAATCAAATAGTTTAGTGTGTAGTTACCTGTTGATACCCAGTCAGTTGGATCATTAAATCCAATACCAAGTCCATCAATGCTTTTTGTTAAAGTTTTACGAAACTTTGAAACGTCAAACGGTTTTGCCATAATGTATGTCCTCTAAGATAATATCCAATCTGCTAAATCTTGACTAAACACTTCTTTTATATTGTAGTTATGTCTTTTAGCAAACTCTTTATAAAATGCTTGTGCATTTTTTTGTAATACTTGAATGTCAATATTATTATATATTATACATTCTTTTTTAAGTATTGTCACAATATTTTTTAATTGTTCAACCAAATAAGGATCTAATCCTTTACTGTTTAAAACAATCCAATTACTCAAATCTGTTGCATAACGATCTTTAATTTTTTGTGGAAGTACTTGGGGTGCTTGAAAAACTGGATGCCTTAATCTGTGTACTTCTAATGCCATACTATCCAAATTTGATTTATACCAATTTAAAAATTCAACAAACCCATCTAGTGCTATGCCAGGTATTGTTGCCAGCAATCTGATTTTAATGTTATTCTCTAATAGAAAATTAATATTCTTGTTAAAAGTTTCCCAAACTAATCCTTGACGAACAAATTCTGATTTTTTACCAATATTTTCTATACTTGCTGATATATCAATCGATTTAAAATATTTTTGATATGATAGTATTTTTTTAACATTATCTGAATCGCTTAAATTAGTGATAATAGTTAAAGTTATTTTACTAGTATCTAATTTTATTATTCTATCAATAAATTTCCAAAAATTTGGGCTTACCAATGGTTCGCCACCTAAACAGGTTATATTAACTAAAGTTGAAATACTTTGTTCTATATATTCACAAAATTTTTCAAACACTATTTCGTAATCAACTTCGTTTAGTTTGTCTTTTGTTCCTAATTTTTGATATGTATATCTTGGATCTTGTTTAATGCCATAGTATATTCCATTCTTTTTGATATCTGTATACCAACTAGAACTTTGACTAGCATCACAATAAGAGCAAGTAAAATTACATAAAGTATCAAAGGCCACAGTTACCGTATAAGGTGATACTGATTCTTCTGGAACAAATTTTGTAAAATCATAGTATTCTGATCCATGATGGCTGTATAATACTCTTTCAGGTATCACCAAATCGTCTCCAGCATCTTCAACTTGCCAACAGTTAGCACATTTATCCGGCCTTTTACCTTGTAACATTAACCGTCTTTGTTCTATTTTTTCAACTGTTGAGTCAATATTATTAATATCATGTTTAAGTGACGAAATATCAATAGGTCCTGGTTCAGGTAATTGGCAACTACTGGTCGTACCTGCATAAAGGTAAAAGTTAGGTGCTATCCATTTTGCCGCACAAAAAGTTGGACTTATTGAGTCTAATTTTTCTATTTTAAATTTTTTATAATTCATATAATTCAGGAAATATTACTTCACTATCAATATTTCTTCTGTTATCAATTTCTTTTAGTTTTGATATCAATTGACTAAAATTCTGCTTTATAGGGGTATTTAACCATTGTAACATATTACGGTAACTATCTTCTAATAGATATCCAGGAGACTTTGCTATTTTGTATATTAATTTTTCTTTTAACTCAGAAAGTATATTTTTTGGTAAATGTCGCACATCTTGCCATGGAGGATTAATCAACGGACCTATTATAAAACTATTATTATGATATCCTAATTCTTTAAGATAATCAACGGTTGTAAAAATTGATTTATAATTCATAGCATACCATAACATGTTAAAACTTATCTTATGGTCTAACTTACTGATTATTTTTAAATTATCTAAAAAGTCATTCCATACTCCGCCGTATCTAATATATTCAAACTGTTTCTCAATTGTATCTAAACTAACAGTCCAGTGTACGTTTTTGAACTCTGTAATTTTTTCAAATACATTCGTACCTGTTTTGCTTAAATTAGTATTAACTCTGATATTAACATTAGGATTACGTTCTTGTAATATATTAAGCAACTCTAAATTCTCTTTCATTAGTAACGGCTCACCACCTGCTAGATAAACATGTTTAAGTTTATGTGCATTGTCAAACACAAATTGTTTAAGTTCTTCTATTCTTTCTTTTGGTGGTTCAGATACTTTTATTTTAAGTTCATTTGCCCATTTACTTGAATAGTCCGAACTACAATAAACACAGGCATGATTACATACATTTGACCAACGTATATCTATTTTGTGTAGGTCAAAATTATTTAAATTATCATATAGTGTATTATCTACTTCTTTAAGTTCTTTAAGATAAAATACTCGATCACTAACTATATCATAACTTTTTTTATTTTTTTCTAAATTATAACAAACATAACACCCCGGGCCATCTTTATGTTCGAGCATATTTTGTTTTATTTTTGTATTTTCTGCCAATATATCATGTATACTTTTGTCTTGAAGATTACCAATTGGAAGTTGGCTACGAATACAATTCATAATATCACCGTTTGAATTGTACATAAATCCTGTCCATGGAATAGGACAAAACTTTTTATTAGTTAAGTACTCTTTAGGATTCATTGGTGTAGTTGACTCCTAAACTAAGTTCATATATTTTTAGTTTTGGGTCTATATTTTCTAAAGTATCAACCATTGTTTTTGCCCAAAGATTAACATCAGTTGCAATATCTCTAGATCCTTCCCAAGTTTTTACTTCTCCTGGCTTAACTAGGATCATTTGTGGCCATAAATTTTTGTGTAGCAATTTAAAATGTGTTTCTTCTAATGCACGTTTTTCTGTTTGATATCTTTGTATACCTATATCATTATCAAACTGTTCACCTGGAGGACCAGACTGGCAAGTTAGCATAGTGCTAATATTAATTATATGTTTATTCTCGACACCCTGCCAGCGTTGCCATATTTCATATAGTAATTCAGTTTGTGCAAATCCAACTTGTGCATTATTAATGAACACATCACACGGGTCAATTTGATCTGCTACTTTAGGTAAACTACGAATGTTATAGCCATTACGACGACTAAGCCCAACAATCTCATGCCCACGTTGTTCATATTGTTTGGCTAGTGCTTGTCCTATTCCTGCCGAATGTCCTGTAATTGCTATTTTCATTGATAATAATCTTTGTAACTAATTTTTCTTATTGTATCTTGTTCTTTAATAAACTCTAACAAATGTTTATTATTATTTTCTAAAGTTGCTAACTGATCTAACAAAGGCAATACTTCTTGATTTTTACTTTGTAACAGTTTTTCTCGAGCATCTAGTGTTAACCAATTTTCATACCTAATGTCTAACATTTCAGGTTGATTTAATAATGACCAACTGTGATCTAATCCGTGTTCATTTTTAAAATCAATAATGTTAGCAAAGTCTCCTACATTTAAACTGTTTACAGTTGTCCATAGATTAAGATTGTTTATACCCATGGCTTTATATTTCATTAGATTACTATAAAACTTATCCCATTTAATAGGCCATCTAACATAATCATGAACTTGACCAATACCGTCAAAACTAACTGTAACAGTAATATGTATGCCTCGTTCTAATAGGGCGTCTAATTCGCTAATAACCAACGCACAATTGGTGTTGATACGTATGCTTTTGACATTTTTAGGTGGGTTTTTTAGTATTTCTTTATAGTTCTTACTAGCACTAGGCTCGCCGCCGTTAATATCTAAATGTACTACTCTATCTAAAGGCAATGACCAAAAACCTTTGCTGTTATCATATATAGGATACTGCTTACTAGTTAATCCACCTATCTTTGTACTTAGTTCTTTGCTACAAAATTGACAGGCTGAATTACATACATTATCTAGTATACCACCTACTGTTAAATAGTCCTGCTTCTTTTGTAGTTTGTCAAATTTTATAGCATTTAGTCTGATACTACTGTTAGATATCTCTTCTGTCTGCTGGCATCTGACACATTCTTTAGGCCACTGTTCACTAGACATTTGTTCTTTTGTTTTAGTCATCCAATCACTTGACTGCATTTCATCATATGAATTAAATGTTGGTTGCCCGATCATATGTCCACAGCAACTTACAGTGCCTTCAGGGTGAAATCTAACAAAATGATCTAGTCTAGGACAATACATCAGTTACTCCAATGATTGTATTGCTTTTACCAATCGTTTCAAAAAATGCAGTTGGTTCTCTGTTCATAAGATGTGCTAAAATTTGTTTACGTGTCCAACTGTTGTTTACTAATGTTAACAGTGATTTGTCTAACTTTAGATAATGTTGATTATCAACATTATTTTTTAATCTTGTTATAGTAGCATTATCTAATATTTTGTCTTCATTGTTAGGTATTGCACGTATTGCTGTATATTCTGAAAGTTTATCCATGCCAACAAAATTAAACTTAGTTTCTTCAGTTGTGTATCTAAATAAATTTATCATCCAACTAAGTTGCGGAGCATAGTGTCTATTTAAAAACAAATAGTTTTCAACAAAATATAAAATAGTGTCTTTTGAAAAATTAGGATGCTCTGTAATTAAATTCCATACAAATGTATTGACACCACTAATAAATCGTTCTTCAGGATTTCTTAATATAACATCTATAGAATCAATACGTTTAAGTTGCTCGTTAAACAGTATTTTATATTTTTTTAAATGTGCTTCTTCGTATAAACTTGATCTAGCATTTTTAAAAATAGGATAGATGTAACGCTGTGAGGATTTTATTTCTATTACCTCACAGCGATTAGGATAGATTATATCATCTAATCTACTTAACATCTATGTACTTAGTCTTGATTAAGACTTACGGTTACGAATCATCGCTAGGATGTCTTCAGCACGTTTGCTACCACTTTCACCTGCTGGTGTTTCTACTGGTGCAGTAGGAGTCGCTTCTGCTGTTGTTTCTTCTACTTTGGGAGCCTCAACTGCTGGTGCTGTTGTTGCTTCTTGTGTAGGTTTTGACTCTGCAGTTTCTTGAGCAGGTGCTGATGATGTAACTACTTGAACGCCTCTTGGACGATAGTAATTACCCCAACGTTCTGAATCATATGCTTGACCATCAACTGATGCTTCAAACATTTCTTTCATAACTTTTAACTCTACTTCACTTGGTTTCTTAGGAAGGAAGTCGCTTAGGTTGTGAAGACCATATTGTTCAATAGCGCCACTTTCTGTAGCGTCTAGTGCTGATTCCTTACGTGACCATTTTGAAGTTGAATAGTCAGCATAACCACCTTTAGATGTTTTAGTAATAATAAAGTCTAAACCACCTTGATAGTCTGTTGGTAAGTTTTCTAATTCTGGATCTAATAAAGCCGCCTTGATCAAGTTAAAGATCTGTGGACTAATAATAAATCTACGAATTGGATTTTCTGGTGTATTATCATCAGTGATTGGATTCTCTCTCACAAAACCTTGGAATAGGTATGATTTTTTCTTCCAATACTTACGACCCATATCTTCTAAACTTGAATCTTTGAACCAAGTTCTTACTTCTGCAAGAATAGGACATGCTTCACCCCACATTTCTACACATGGTACCTGTACCACAACTGGTTTACTATCTGCTGAGCCTTTAACGCCAGCAAATGGTAAGTTAATCATGTTACGTTCTACCCAAAAGAATGTATTGTCTGTGTTTGCGTCTGGTAAAAATCTAAGTTTGGCTGTGTCGCCTTCTTTAATATTCCAGTGTGCGTAGATAGCGTTGTCGCCGCCGCCTTGTGAATTGCCGCCTGTTCCGCGGTTTTCTGATGCTTGTAACTTTGCTCTAATTTCTGCTAAACTTGTTGCCATGGTATTTCTCCTTGATAATTTGCCATAATGTTTGTGCCTAAACTACATAACACTTCTATATTATATAGTATGTTTATTTATCTTTCAAGTGGGTTTTAATGATTTTTTTACCAATTTAGCCAAAAAAAAGCCACCCTAAGGTGGCTTTACTCAGTTGGTAGAGCAATTTATTTTAAGCCTGATAGTCTTCTAAGGGATGCCATTTCTTCTATACTTTCGTTTGCGTTTTTAAGTGCTTTTGCTACATCAGGATGATCTGATAAACCATCTGCTATTGATTCAATAGCATCAGTAGCGTCAGTCATGTTGCCTGTTGAGTTATTTGCTAATTTAATTGCGGCCTTAATGTCGTCTTGTGTATATTTTTCTGCTTCATCTAAGTTGGCATTACAGTTACAATGTGGACAGTCTGGTGGACAGCCACAATCTTCTGCTTTTACATCACTGCCACAACACTTATCTGAACAATGTGTATCTCTTTTTTCTTCGCCTAGTGTGTCCCATGATTTACTTGGATATCCACCTTTTGGTGTTGGTCCGCGACCTTTGTGTAGATCAAATACGTCCTTAAGCATGTCAAGGTATCTTTTAACTGCATTTGGTTTGTCATCTTCACTGGTTAAATCAGTAAAGTGTGTTACAGTAGTCATGCCATTATCCATATCAACTACTAGTGCGTTGCTATGTGTGTTAGACACTTGTGCTACTGTACCTGTTTGGCCTTTGTCCTTAACATATACTCGCTGTCCTACTAATTTTTCTAATTTCTCGTGTGCTTCGTATAAATCATCGCCTTCTTTCATTTGTGTTAGATCTTTACTAATGTATGCTGGTTTACTTGGATCCTGTCTTAAGCCTGGTGTTTTTACTTCTTCCCAATCTGATTTTTTCATGCCATATTTTTCTTCAAACTCTTTGTCAGATAAATCGTTTAGGTCCATTGATAAGTCTTTCATCTTGCCTTCTTCCAGATCATCAACATCAACATACTTACCTTCACCATCACAATCTGGGCAATCGTGTTTTTTATGTTCTTCATCTCGCCATTCGCCTGCACCCTGACAAGTTGGGCACTCATATTCTTTGTCTTCTTCAACGCTTTCGTCTGCGGCCACTGCCTGTGCCCA